TCTTCGTAATGCACCTGCTGCATCTGCAATTACAGATGCTACAACAATCACTGAGCTTAAAGCTGCATGGGATACTGCAACACTAGGTGATTCACCATACGCATAGGATATTAAATGAGTAAGTCTCGCACAATTGCAGCAAATTTAGGTACCTATTCGGGTGTTGGTGCATCTAGCACAACTGTATCATTTGTAGATTCAGATGGATTATTACCAAGCGCAGATTTAACTGGTGATTCAGGTGATATTGTATTTTCTCGCTCTTCAAATAAGATGTTTGTTGGAGAAGGTTCTTATTGGAGACAGTATAGTACATCTACGATTAACCCATCAGTAGAAATGCTTATTGTTGCAGGCGGAGGTGGTGGCCAATCTGGAGGCGGAGGTGCCGGAGGATTACTTTATTATGGAAGTGAAACTCCTAAAACGCCGAATGGTTCTGCTGTTGAACTATCTTTAGGAAATACATACACAGTAACAGTAGGTACAGGCGGCGGTCGAGCAACTGATGGTAATAATTCTTCTGTCGTTGGTAGTGGTGTTAACTATGTTGCATCTGGAGGAGGTTCAGGTGCGAATGGCACTGGCTCGGGCGGCAATATTGCCGTAGGAAGTGGCTTTGCTGGTAACGCAGGTGGATCTGGTGGAGGAGGTGGTGGTAACACCGCTGTTGGTAGTAATACGTTAACTGGAGGTGCTGGTACTGCAGGTCAAGGAAATAACGGTGGTGCTGGATACGAAGCTGGTAACTCTCCTGCTGGTGGTGGAGGAGGTGCTGGAGGTGTTGGAGGAAATGCCACTAATAATTCTAGCAACGGTGCAAACACGGGTATTGGTGGAGCAGGATTATCATATGATATTACAGGATCATCAGTAATTTATGCAGCTGGTGGCGGTGCTGGTTCTCACAATGCTGGTGCTGGTGCAGGTGGTTCAAGTGGTGTAGGTGGTGATGGTGCAAATAATTCTGGTGCACCTACAGCACCAGATGCAAATACAGGATCTGGAGGAGGTGGAGGTGGATACACTAATGCTAATGCTGCTACGGTATCAAACGGAGCAGATGGCGTGGTAATCGTAAGATCTACAGGGCAACTTACTACAACTGGTTCGAATGTAACAGAAACTCAATCAGGCACACACTTTGTTTATAGATTCACGGGTAACGGGACATTTAGAGTATAGGAAAAGGCAATGGATAAAAAATTTAAGCCGCACATGATGTATGATCCAAAAACTGGAAAAGGTTATAAAGCTAAAAAAGAAGCAGATCATCTTAGAATGAAAAAAATGGGATATACTCATGATAAGCCAAAAGTCGATGAGGATATGACCACAACTGCTGATATTCCCAATCCTGCTGATACTGCTATGGGTCCACGCTTCAAAACAAATAGAGTACATGACCGTCGTAAGAAAAAAGGTACTCCTCTTTTACTTAAAAGGTTTAGAGATTATTATAAAGAAAAGGGAATATTATAATGCTTTCAATATTAGGATCATTGATTGGATTTGCTTCTTCTGCTGTACCTGCAATTACAGATTCGTTTAAGGACAAAGCAGATAAGAAACACGAAATTGAAAAGATGAAGACAATGGCCGAGCTCAGAGCTCAAGGCTATGACCATGAAATTAAAGTCTACGAACAGATGGGTGCAGACAAAGAGCACGATCGTCTGATTCAACATGATATAAGTATTAACAAAGGAACAGGGTTTATATCTGGATTACAGAGATCTGTACGACCAGTAATTACCTATGCGTTCTTTGGACTATTCGCTACTATTGAAATTACGCTTTTAATGGAAGCACTTGAAAAAGGAACCGAATTTTCTGAAGCAATTCAGTTATTATGGGATGAGGATACAAAGGCAATCTTTGCAGCTATCATTTCATTTTGGTTTGGTTCTAGAGCAATTGATAAAGCAAGGAAAAGATAATGAAAGATATGAGAGACCTATTAATTACAAGCGCACTGACTCATGCAAAGGGTCATGTAGATAAACACATCGCAAATGTAGAAGTATATCTTGCCAATCCAGCTGGAATTGGTGAACACTCGGATATTATTGAAGCAATCGAAATTGAATTAACAGAGATTGCAAAATATGATGATCAAATTGAAATGATTGAAAAATATTTTCTTCCCGAGAAGTGATTTAGCTGTTTACAAAACAGTGAAAATGATATATAATACTACATCTATTAAACAATAAAAGAAGAGGTACTAGGTATGCAAACGCAGTTTGTAGACACAAGAGAGTTTTTGTCCGAAACCAAATTTTATGATGGTTACTCTCGATTTCAAGAAGGTACGGGCACATACGAAAGTTGGGATGAGGCAGTCGATCGGGTTGTTTCTATGCATACAGAAAATTATAAATCCCAAGGAAATAAACTGCAGCCATTTATTGATGAAGCCAAACAAGCATATAAAGAACAGCGTGTTCTTGGTGCTCAGCGCGCACTGCAATTCGGTGGCGATCAATTAATGAAACACCAAATGCGGATGTATAATTGTACTTCTTCATATGCTGATCGTCCTGCATTCTTTGGTGAATATTTTTATATTTTATTATGTGGTGCTGGTGCAGGTTTTTCTGTACAACAACACCACGTTAAAAAGTTACCGCAAATTCAGCAACGGACAAAACAAGCTAAAGGCTATATTGTAGAAGACTCAATTGAAGGTTGGGCATCTGCTCTTGATGTATTACTATCTTCTTATTTTGTAGGTGGTGGTAAGTATCCTGAGTTTGAAAGTCGACGCGTCTTCTTTGATTTGTCAAATATTCGGCCAAAGGGTGCTAAAATCTCAGGTGGATTTAAAGCTCCTGGACCAGAAGGATTGCGCAAGTCTCTGGATAAAATCGAATATATGCTACAAGGCATGGTCATGGATACAAAAGATCCATTAGATATTAAACCTATTACTGTATACGATATTTGTATGCATGCTGCAGATGCTGTCCTTTCAGGAGGTGTACGGCGCTCGGCTACTATTTGTCTATTTTCTCCAGAAGATGATGAGATGATGACTGCTAAAACAGGAAACTGGTTTGTCGATAATCCACAGCGTGGAAGATCAAACAACAGTGCAGTTATTGTCCGTGATGAAGCAACACCCGAAATGTTTGCAAAAATCATGGATTCTGTTAAATCTTTTGGTGAACCAGGTTTTTATTTTACCACTTCAAAAGAACATACTACAAATCCATGTGTAGAGATTGGTATGTTCCCTCAATATGAAGGTGAATCTGGCTGGCAAGGTTGTAACTTGACAGAGATCAATGGTGGTATGTGCCATACCGAGGAAGACTTTTATAAGGCATGTCGTGCAGCGTCTATCCTCGGTACCCTACAAGCAGGGTACACTGACTTTAACTTTTTAAGTCCTGTATCAAAGAAGATTTTTGATCGCGAAGCACTTCTTGGTGTATCAATTACTGGATGGATGAATAATCCGAAAGTATTGTTCGATGAAAAAGTTCTAGAAAAAGGAGCAAAGATTGTTAAAAAAATTAACAAAGAAGTAGCAGAAATCATTGGGATTAACGCTGCTGCTCGTACTACTTGCGTTAAACCATCTGGCAACGCTTCAGTGTTACTCCAAACAGCCAGCGGAATTCATGCCGAACATTCTAGCCTTTATATCCGAAATGTTCAAATGAACAAAGAGTCTGAAATTACTCAGGCTATTATCAAAACAAATCCTTACATGGTTGAAGAATCTGTATGGTCTGCAAACGGAACTGATGTTGTGGTGTCGTTTCCGATTGTTCCAAAGAAAGGATCATACCTTAAAGATGAACTTCATGGTGTAAAACATCTTGAGCTTGTAAAGAAAGCACATAAGCATTGGGTTACTGCAGGCACAAATGAAGATCTTTGCGCAGATAAAGGTATTCTTCATAACGTATCAAACACAATTATTGTAGATAACTGGGATGAAGTAGAAAAGTATGTCTTTGATAATCGTTATTCATTCTCTGGTATTTCTTTTCTTTCTCCAACTGGAGATAAAGATTATAATCAAGCGCCGAACACCGCTGTTATTACAGAAAAAGAAATGGTAAAAGATTATGGCACTGCAGCTATCTTTGCTTCAGGTTTGGTCGTCGATGCAATTAAAGTATTCCCTAATTTATGGGATGCATGCTCAACTGCTCAAGGGTTTGGTCTTGATATTAGTCTTGAATCTGCAGAAAATTCGGCAAGGCAAGATTGGATTCGCCGTTATGAAAACTTTGCTAATAATTATTTTAAGCGTGATCTTAAAAAAGCAGAGCATTGTTTAAAAGATGCGTACTTATTGCATAAGTGGAATAAAATCCAACAGAATTTGCAACCTATAGATTGGACGAAAGATCTGACAGAACAAAAATTTACAGACGTTGATACTATCGGCGCGGCTGCATGTGCAGGCGGGGCTTGTGAAATCGATTTCTAAAATTCCATCACCTTGTGTAAAGGTATGCCAAATAGAAGACGACCATTGCGAAGGCTGTGGTCGTTCTTCTAATGAGATTAGAGAATGGTTTTACTGTGATGATCAACGTAAACAGGAGATATTAGAGCAAAGTGGAAAACGAATACCGGATCGAATGCGAGGAGTGCGAATCGACAACGATTGTACTGGTTAATAACGGTGAGCATCCAGAATATTGCTCAATTTGTGGAAGTAAAGCTAATATAGAAGACATATCTGAAAATAATATATAATAGTATGTGGTACTATAATGAATCAGAATACAATGAAACCCCAGATGACTACCAAGGATTTGTGTATGTTATCACAGAATTGGGTACAAACAAAAAATATATCGGTAAAAAGAACTTTTGGAGGCCTAAGGTACTACCAAAAAATTCTAAGAGAAACCGAAGAGTCAAGACCAGAGTCCCAAGTGACTGGCAACAATATTATGGATCTAATAAAGAACTTCAATTACTCGTTGAACAACGAGGGCAAGATAGTTATAAAAGAGAAATCTTAAAGCTTTGCAGAACAAAAGGTGAGATGTCTTACTTTGAGGCTAAATTACAATTTGACAATGACGTTCTTATTAGCGACGAATATTATAATGAGTTTATAGGATGCAAGATACATTCGAGACATTTACCAAAAGACTTAAGGATTTCTACGGAGACAAGTTAGTTGATCCAGAAATGTATCCCGAAGTTTTTTCATATCAAGTAAAAATATATATGTACATTTACGGAAAATAGTGGTATAATAGACCTACAATAAAAATAGGACCTATATTATGATTTTAGTAGACTTTAGTGCCATTGCTGTGGCCAATATTGCAGTACAAAAACTTAACGATGAAGATATGATTCGTCATATGATTCTTAATACGTTACGTATGTATAGATCAAAATACAAAGACAAGTATGGAGAACTCGTGCTTGCATGTGATGGACCAAACAATTGGCGTAAAACATTTTATCCTGAGTACAAAGCAAATCGTCGTAAAGGTAGAGAAGAATCTACATTTGATTGGGCAACTGCATTTACTATCATGAATAATGTGCGCGAAGAAATCAAAGAGAACTTTCCTTACAAAGTATTACATATTGATGGCTGCGAAGCAGACGACATCATTGCTACTGTAGTAGAATACACAAACGAAGAGTTTGGTGCTTATGAAGATGTTATGATTATTTCGGGTGATAAAGACTTTGTACAGCTTCAAAAATACAAGAATGTATCACAATTTTCACCAGTGCAAAAGAAAAGTTTAGCAGAAAAAAATCCACGTGCATTCTTAATTGAACATATTATGCGTGGTGATGCATCTGATGGTGTACCTAATGTGTTATCAGGTGATGACGTGTTTATTACTGGCTCACGTCAAACTCCCCTATCTAAGAAAAAGCTAGATGCTATTATCGAAGATTTAAATGAAGGTGAGCTATTATATGCTGCATCTTGGTATCGCAATTACCAACGTAATGAAACGTTGATTGATTTATCAAAGACACCATCAGATCTAAAAAATAATATCATTCAAGAATTTACTTCTCAAGATCAATGGAAAAACAAAGGCCATGTATTACCATATCTTATAAATAAAAGATGTAATCAACTAATTGAATCCGTACAGGAGTTTATTTAATGGTGAAGTTTATTCACGAAGTCCTTGAAGAAGCGAATAAAGCAAGAAGTAAGGCAGATAAGATTAAGATTTTAAAAGAAAACGAATCTTGGGCATTAAAAGATGTGCTCAGAGGTACTATCGACCCAGTTGTTCAATGGTGGCTACCTAAGGGAGAAGTTCCTTATACAGCATCGCCAGAAGCTTCTCCTCCTTCAAATCTTACAAGACAGAATACAAAGTTTACATACTTTGTTAAAGGTAGCAAAGAAGCAGAAAAGCTACCACAATTTAAGCGTGAAAGAGTTTTCTTAGGCATGCTTGAATCAATTCATCCTAAAGATGCAGAATTATTGGTCAAGATGATTAATAAAGAAGCACCTAAAGGTATCACAAAAAATATTGTTATGGAGGCATTTCCAGGTCTCATACGCGGATAGTTTTAACCCTAACAATCAAGGTGAACATGTATCCACAACTCAAACCCCTAAAACAAAAGAAACTGCATCAGCAAATTAAAAAACAAGAGGTAAAAGAAAAAAGAATAAGATTGTATCTTATCAACGAAAATTGGCTGAAAATAAGAAAACAAAAAGACAGGCGTAGGAGACGAGTAATGGAAAGATTATGGCGAATAAAACAATTATCACTAATGAAAACTGGTAATCTACCTTTACCAAGTTTATCTTAAAATCTCACTTAAAACAAAATAAACCGGTGTACATCCTCTGCCCATATGGTATAATAGATATTATCAGTTGAGCAGAGGTAGTACCCTTGAATAAAATAGGTATAGCATTATCTGGTGGTGTAGAATCCACCATATTAGCAGCATTATTGTCTATGCACTATAATGATATTACATGCTATACACAATACGATGATTCAGTTAATAAAGATCGTATTAAATCTATAACACAATATCTCAATTTAAAAGATTCTATTTTTATATCTGAAGATAGATATAGATCAGTTCCTACGTATTTAGGTCATATTGTAAATATGAGAAGAGATGTTGATGTTATATATTTTGGCGATACGCTTGTTATGGATAAAGATTCTGGAGTAAAAAGATTAAGCAAAGATGCATTAGTAGCTGTAGAAAAAAATACTATAGTTAGATTTCCTTTTTATAATCTTAGTAAACCAGAAGTTATGTATATAGGGAAAACTTTAATTCCTAAATTTGATGTACTTTTTAATATGACACGATCTTGTGCTGAAGGTAGAGAAGGTGAATGCGGCCGGTGCTTTCATTGTAAAGAAAGAAGTTGGGCTTTAGAAGAAATATCATGATTGGTTTAGCATTTTCAGGAGGTATTGATTCTACGTGTTTAGCCTATGAATTAATGTTGCAGCATGATGATCTATACTTTATTACTGCAGATTGGAAAGATACAAAGCTTTATGCATCTCGAGTAATTGAAGTATTAGAAAAAGATATGAATAAAAAAATCAAACATATATTAATACCTGATAATAATGATGGTACATATATGATAGAATATGCAAAGGTGATTAGACAAAAGAAACTGAATAGTCTCTATTTTGGTACAACTAAATATCCTGACCATATGAAAATAAAACGTGTGCAATCTTATGGTATGATAAAGATGCCATATGAATATATGACTAAAGATGAAGTGTTACGTAGAATGCAACACTACAAAATAATGCATCTCTTAAAATATACAAACTCATGTGAACTTAATGATATTACTAAAGAAGAATGTATGCAGTGCGATCAGTGTAAAGAAAAACAAT